CGCGGGCCAATTGCGCGTTAAAATTTCGTATTGCTTTTTGTTTGTTAGTAGGCGGGTAATACTAGAAGAGAGTTAAATTATGAAAGTTATTGTTTTTTGTCTTTTGTGATAGAAGTGCAACTTAAATACGTAGGGATAAAATATCGTCAAGCTCAAGAATTCAGGTTCTGGTCTGGTTGTAGGCGATGGTAGGGTTAGAATTTCTCGAATTTCTCGAGGAACTCTTCCCTAGCAGCACCGTAGGTTTTTGTCAACATTGGTTTGTGATTGTGATTCAGGACGTTGTTGACGCGACGTCGAAAATCTTCGTAGAAAGCTTCCCCATGATGTACGGAAAAGCGGAGAGCATCGTCCATGTTTGAGTAGAACAATTCGTAGGGATCACCATGAATGGTGACCCAATTGCAAAGCTCATAGATCACCTTAGGGGACATTTTCATGTGCCAGATGGTCCGGAACTGTGTGTCCCTCTCAAAAGTTGATTTGAGGAACTCGAACTGATCGAAACTAACGTAGGGTTCGATGTCTCCTTCTACTTTTGTTGGTGGTGTGCTCGCTGTGCCATAGTGTTTGAAAATGGCATGAATGTTTGTGTGGTTGTAGATGGGAGCACATTCATCATCAACTACACCTCCGCCGTCATCTCCGACAGCGTACTCAACGCAATGGTCGTCTTTAGCGTTGCAGTCTGCAAGGTCTTTTCGTCCGTGAATTTCCATCAATTCACACCAGTTCGCATAGTTCTCAATGGTATGGACATCAGAATTTGTGTAGGCGGTATCTCCTTTTCCGGAAGGCATTCCTTGAAAGGTCAGATACACGGTATTTCCCACAATGTGAATTCGATGAGCATTTCCAAAGCGAAAATGGTCGCGGCGTGTTTTGTTGTCCGAGTCGTGATCGTGTAGGTCCATGAATTGGTTGGTGGCGAGGTAAGAGTCGTCGATGTCGTTAGCTGAGAGATTACCGTCCCATTCTGCTACGTCAAGCATGATGAATTTTGTTCCCATGCGAGTCATAGAGTTCATGAGGCGAGTCACATCTGGGCCATGATTGTCGAGGCCCAATGCCGAGCCACCTGATAGAAAGCACTCTAGTTGTAGGGCGCGTGCACAAGCATACAGTCGGTTGAAGGTAATGAGCCAAGCAACGTTATGAATGTTGAAGAATCTAGTCTTATAGAGTCTGTGCATGCTGCGCCTTTCATCTTTGAGTGTGTCCAAAAAAATGTTCTGGCGTATGTTTCCACTCAGTAAGCCGGTCCAAATTTCATCAAGATGTCGCCGTAAGAGCGGTCCTGCCTCGTACTTTGGGGAATCGTCCGAATTAAATCCAATCTGGTTGAAAAGAAATCTTCGTCCTTTTTCTCCCGCAGGTCTGAGGCGCACGTAGGGAAATCCTGGTGATGCGTCCATTTTTAGTGCAGGGATGTACTTTTGTCCCATCACTCCATTAATTGCTTCTTCTTCGGTCAAAGTCCGGATAGGCACGTTGCTGGTTGCAGCGCACTTTTCCTTAATGCTAACCATGTGGGAAACGATCTTAGTCATGATGTGTCTTGGTCGAATGTTCATGTGCGTTTTTCCAAATTTGTTGATTCCTCGCTGAATGATGTCTCCGGGTGAACGGGGGTCATGATCGTTGAGTATCGCGGGTTCGGTTGTGTGGTGGTAGATTTGGTCCTTGAATGGAGAACCAACTATGTCCGTTTTACGGGGCATTTCTGTCACCCAGTTCGGTTTGAGACGGCCAATTATTCGCACTCGTCCTTCTGGAACATATTTAAGTCCGTGGTCCTGAGGAAGATCCTCTGGAAAACAGTCAAATGTTTGCTCACAGTAGATTTGTGCAACTTCAAGGTCGCCACATTGTCCAACTATGAATTCTCCAATAGCTTCATCTACAGCCTCTCGAAAAAGGGGGTAGGCATAGGCAAGTGATGTTCTGCCCATGGCGCCAAAATGAAATCCACAGAGTTTGTGTTGTAGGTTGGAATTACGAACTAGGAGTGGTGCTCCACATGTTCCTGCTTCCGTGTCGGCTTCATACTCCCATGCGAGTACTACGCCAGTGGTCCGTTGTTCGCCATTAATGACAGTCACGATCTCTCGATCAGTCACAGCATGGAGTTTTGGTATAGCGATTTGGGTAAAGTCGGAACCTTTGGGTTGTTTGTGTAAGATTGCTGCTCGAGATTCAAAAACCATTTCGAACTCCTGTGATAGAGTGATGTGGCTTCGAATGTCCCTCATTTGAGGGAGTTGGATGTTCTCTCGAAAGTTGATGTAAATACAGTCATCTGGTACTAACTTCCCATTGATCATGATCTTCTTGCTGGGTCTGGTGTCGGTGTAAGTGTTAAGCAAACCGGGGAATTTCTGTCCTCCCCAGTCGATGTAATATGCCAGTTCTCGCTGATCTTCGTTAAGCAAAATGTGTTGTACGGTGACAGCCCACTTGTTTGCGAGGAAAATGACGTTCACATGATTAGCTCCAATCCACAGAGTTCCCACATTGCGCTTCACTGTCGGCACAAGTGCTAGGAATTGCGGATCACAACTAGCTTCTCCGTTGATGGCTTGATCTTCTTTCCACTGTCCAAAGGTCATTGTCTCTCCACGTAGCTTGCTTCTCTTCTGAAATTTTTCCTTATGGGAACCACCGCTGGATGCGATGGCTTCTCCTCGAAGTTTAGCTCGTTTCTGAAACTTGTCCTGGGCTGCTCCTCCGCTTGAGGCAACAGCTTCTCCTTCAATATCAATTTGCTCAGTAACTAAGGGTTCTACAACCCCTTGCTTCCGGGCTTCCATTATTCCATTGTTCGTCGTCTTTCGGCATTTTCCGCAGAGTAAAGCGTAAGTATGAGAATCTGGTTTTAGCACATGTGAGTGCGCATAAATCAGTCTACACTTTTCGCACTGATGATAGTGCTTGTACGCTTGTCCATCTTCGGGCATACCGATATGATTCCTGGTCAAGATTTGTGGTGTTAGATTTGGTCCGTCTCCGGTTTCCCCAAGTAATTCTGCTTGCGATTCGGGGTCTCGCTGATCCTTTGATCCTCCAAAGATCTTTCGTTTTAGCCATGTGTCCTTTGCCATCACCTGGTAGATCAGGATGCTCCCAAGAAGGAAGCACCCTAACCTCAGTGCATCGCGTAGTTCCGGTGTTTGTCGTTCTGTGATACACGTGTAGATGACGCGTGCTGTATGTTTCAAAGCTGCCCACAAATACCGATTGGTTTCGTGGACAATGCGCGCTACTGCCGTGATAGGAAGAATGATGGCTTCAGTGGCTGTTCTGTAGGATTCGAGGATTGCGCTATGGGTAACGCTTTCTGCAGGCAATAAACGATTGTTAATGTTGTGTAATAGTGGAGATAAAATCCCTTTTTGGATATGGGAGCCGAGAATAGGTCTGCATACCAAAACTGCTCGAATCAGAAAGAACACACACATAGAGAGAGCTTTCGCTTTCTTGTGCGCATTCGGTGCTTTTCCGAACTGTTCGTGGTAGTAGAAGTATCCTCGCATAAGTCTCCCGAACTTAACAATATACTTTGGTGATTTGTCCTTTTTCCATAGGTCGCGAAATTTCTGAATGTGCTGGATGATAAATTCGTATGTCTTGTTGTACCTCGAAATGTGTCGTTCATATTCTGGGTCGTCAGATACAGGGATAACTTCTGGAAGATAAAAATGCGCAGTTCCAACCTTTTCGGAGGAAAGCACAAAAATAAGATCCTGAAGTTCTCTCCCTACTTTCTTTGGCCATGTTTCCTTCGGTATGTCATGTTCTTCGCAGAAGGCCACAAAGTGAGGGGGATAAACTGGTTTGTCTACCTCCTCAATTCCGTAGCCTCTCGGCTTGGCGCGAATGTGGGTTTCGTGAAATTCCACTTCACGTGCTCGTCTTTGGTCAATGGCCTTGGTAGCTTCGTCTATGCGTGACTTGTCAATCTTTACAATGTGCTGAATCTCGCTCGTGCAGGTGATTGCGTGGTTGCAGAGATTTTCATCCCACTGCCGCGGGATTTTCCCTTCTGCCAATTGTTGTTGAATTTCCGCGCGCTCTGCTTCAAAAGCTTCCTTTTCCGTCTTATACAGGTCTTTTTCCCATTGCTCTTGTTCCACTCGATCACTTTCATCGGTCCAAGTTTCATCCTGATCCGATCCAGCCTGTCCGGCAATCATATCATCCCAGGGGTCGTCTTCGTCCTCTTCTACATCTGTTTCTACCTCTAGAGATCGTGGTTCCTTTGCGATCAAGCTATCTCTGAAGTTCTCCCAGGGTCCATCAGGTGTTACTGGGTACTCTATTGGTTCTGCTGTTACTTCAATCTCGTCAATACTACGAATATACTGATCCGTCTCATCCAATCGAACTGTCGTTACTTCCTTAACCAATTTGAGAATCAGGGTTCGGCTCTTTTCTTCTCCGTCATACAAATACAATTTCTTGAACTTATTCTCCGGAGCTACTGCTCGAATCAGGCGGTGTTGTTCCTTGAGGTACTGGCTGTACTTCTGAGCTAGATCGATCATCAATTCTGCAAAATTCATCTGAGGTGAGAGAGGTGGTCGTCCAGAGTGAACTGGATCCCTATACTGAAATTTCATGTGACTGTGGTCCAATTCCTTTCGTCCATTGGTCTTGACGCACTCGATGAGTACGTTGCGTCGTCGTTTGTAAGCTTCCTTGCACTTGATCGATTTTGGTTCTGGGTAAGCGACGTTGGTGGTGGTAATCAGTCCTCGTGAACCAAACATGGCGCCTTTTGTTTCTAGGTGAGCCATCGGTAAAACTTTGGGTACATTGGATTTCAAGGTTATCATTTCGCCGGCTAGTTCTTCACTGTCTTGCTGGTCCACGTCATCAATGTTGACAAATTCTTGTAGGTGGTAGTCATCCCAAAATTCCATATTCGGTGTCCGTGCATACATCAAATCAGTCAAGGGGACGTTTTGAGAGCGCCCCAAAACGTAAGCTACTGCTGAAGCAAGGTAAGATTTTCCAAGGCCCGAAGGGCCAAAGAACGACATGTGATAGGGGTCGATTCTAACGCTAGGTGTGTCCACAATTGTGATGATTCGCGCGCGGAGAGAGTCGATGAGACGCCCTATCCGCATAATCAATGCGCTGTGCTTTCGTGAAATTTCGGGGTCTGAAGTGAAAGGGTACCAAACCTCGTAAAGATAATCTAAGTCTACTACATTCTTCCTAAGTTCTACATCGGCAAAAATACGAATTACTGTTCTAACTGTACAAAGGGGACTGGCTAACTCTATGATTTTCTTGGCTCCTTTCAGGAACCGCTCTTCTTCTAGGCAGGCAAATTGTTCCTCTGTAACGGGGAAAAACTTCACTACCATCTTTACTGTCCATTTGTTAATCTTCTCGAACATTTTGAAAAGAGAATCCATTCCTCTGTCGATATTGGTGGTGTCGCGGGCTCGAAGTGCTATCCAGTCCCACATTGTTGGGACTCTCTTGGGATCTACATGCATACCTCCGGTGTAAGCGAAGGAACCAAACATAACTAAAGCTGAGATGAGAGAACAGGCTAACGGCATAACTGGTACGCCGCTCTGTCCGTCTACAACCCCCTGTTGATTTTTTGTCGGGGAATTCCAGTTGATTGAGCTTGTGAAAAATTTGGTGATGATGTTGATGATGGGTCTCGTAAGTCCCATTGAGATTCCGATTTTTGCGAGCATTCCTACCCACTTGGCAGGTGTTCTGATAGTGACGCACTCGATAGCGTCAACGAGGAGGATTTGGATGATTTTACTCGTGTTTCCATTTGTTCCGAAGAGTGCTGTGAAAAGTCCGTCGTTGTCAATTTTTGATTTAAGTCCATCCATGGTTTCGTGAAATTTGAGTTTACTTCCTGTCATGGTTTCTTGTCCTTGATCGAGAGTGACGCCCACTTTGGCGGCAACTTTATTAATTTTCTCCGTTGTACGTCTGACTGATTCTTTAGTTGACTTGACATCGTCGCGAATGTCTCTCATAGAAGCTGCGATAGAGTCTGAGCTCACTCCAATTCCTTGTGCGGCTTCCGCCACATACTCCATGGTATCGTGGAGTGCTGAAGGCATAAAGAACGATTTCGAACTCTTAGGTTTGGAGGCAGGTTTCTTCTCGTCGGCCGTGGCGAACGCATCTTCATCCTCCTCCTGACTCTCCTCGAAAGGATTACCTCCTACCTCTGCTTGAATGGCGTGTTCTGTGGTTGGTGGTGGGATACGTGAAAAACTCTTAGTGATCTTATGTAGCATGCGTTGTTGTCGACTGCGTTGTTTTTGCTCTTTGTCTCGTCCTGATTGTCCCTGAATCAATTCCTGAACCTCACTCCGTTGGTCTTCTCTAATTTGTTGGATGCGATCTTCTAAAGTCATGCGACTCATGATCTCTGCTGGGTCTCGACGATCTTGGGCTGCTGCAATTTCCGCCTGCTCCACTCCCGT